AAACATGAAAAGATTCGGTACGAAGAATCTAAATGAAGACTTAGATCAAAACAACGACGGATATCCAGACGAGAGATACGCACCCCCAGGAAAATATGATGATGATAATGTTGGAAAAACAAATTATGAAACACTCAAACAAATACTTACTACTAATCAAGGCAACCTTGATGCTCAAATAAAAGAGGTATGGAAATGGGTTGACGGTAATTTTGAATTTTTAGATTTCTAATCATAATAGATATTATTGAAAATAAATTAAGTAGGCAGAAATGTCTACTTTTTTTGTGTACTAATATTTATATATGTAAGAAAAAGAATTAAAAATTGCGCAATTAACTTTGAATTACCGAATTAATTATCTATAATATAATTAATAAATAACATAAATTAATAACTTAAAGAAAGTAAAACTATGGCGTTAGATTTATCTGCTATTAAAGCAAAACTTAACCAATTAAACAAAAGTGACGACAAGAAAAATTTAACTTGGAAACCTGAAGCAGGCAAAACCAGAGTTAGAATTGTACCGTATGTACACCGTAAAGACAACCCGTTCTTAGAATTGTATTTCCACTATGACATTGCAAAAAGATCAATGTTATCCCCAATTTCATTTGGTAATGCAGATCCAATCGTAGAGTTTGCAGAAAAACTTAAGAAAACTGGAGATAAAGAAGAGTGGCTTATGGGTCGTAAAATCGAACCTAAAATGAGAACATATGTTCCTGTTATCGTAAGAGGTAAAGAGAACGAAGGTGTTAAATTTTGGGGATTCGGAAAACAAATCTACACTGAATTATTATCAATCATTTCAGATCCAGATTATGGCGATATTACCGATTTATTAAATGGTCGTGATATTGATGTAGAATTTACACCAGCAGAAAATGGAGGTTTTCCTAAAACTGCAATTCGTGTTAAACCAAACACGCAACCAGCAACTGATGATAAAGCAATCGCTGAAAAAATCATGAACCAATTGGTAATTACGGAAATATTTCCTGAGCCATCTTATGATGAATTAGAAAAAGCATTGGCTGAATGGATGAATCCTGAAAATGCAGATTCAGATACATCAGTGTCAAATGACGAAGAAGATGTACCGGCGGACACTGCGACTAAAAAGGCAACTGCACCAGCAGCAACTAAGGTTGACAATGTAGCTGACGCATTCAATGATTTATTTAATTCCTAAGGAGTAACGCATGGCGACTAAAAGTAAAAGCAAAGTAGAACTGGCAGATAGTTTAGCAACAGCATTAGCCGATAGCATTAACAAACAATTTAAAGGTCAGGCTTTGAAAACGGCATTCTTCTTAGAAGGAGATGCCGATGCGCCAAGCAACGTAACTGATTGGGTTTCATCTGGATGCGATACATTAGATTTAGCAATCTCAAATCGACCATATGGCGGTTTTCCGGTAGGTCGTATAACTGAGGTTACTGGTCTAGAAGCATCTGGGAAATCTTTGTTAGTATCCCATGTAGCAGCTGAAACACAAAAGAAAGGTGGATTGGCAGTTTATATTGATACCGAATCAGCAGTGAGTTCTGAATTCATGCAAGCAATTGGTATTGATTTAAAATCTATGTTATATGTTCCGTTGGAAACAGTTGAGGAAATATTTGAGACAATTGAAACTATTGTAGAAAATGCAAGAAAAGCAAACAAAGATCGTTTAGTTACGATTATTGTTGACTCAGTTATGGGTGCATCTACAAAGATCGAAATGTCAGCAGAATATGACAAAGATGGTTATGCGACAAGTAAATCAATTATCTTATCAAAAGCAATGCGTAAAGTTACTAACTGGATTGCTCGAGAAAAGATTTGTTTGATTATGACTAATCAGTTACGAACTAAACTAGGAGTGTCTTTTGGAGATCAATGGACTACATCTGGTGGTAAGGCTATTCCATTTCACGCATCAGTAAGACTTCGTTTGAAAAATACTGGTATGATTAAGGCAAAAGATGCGAATGGCGTAGAGCAAATTGTTGGTAGTAAAACTGAAGTGCATGTTGTTAAAAACAGAATGGGACCTCCACACCGCAAAGTTAATTATGATATCTATTATCATAGTGGAATTGACAATTATGGTGGTTGGTTAGAGACCATGAAGAAATTCAACATAGTTAAACAATCAGGTGCTTGGTACACATTAGACGATGTTGATATTGAATCCGGACAAGTTTACGGAGAGTATAAATTTCAAAGTAAAGATTTTATAGAAAAGGTTATTGACAATCCAGCAGTTAAAGATCGATTATATAAAAGAATATGTGATGTTTATATTTTCAAATATCAAGCAGGGGTCGATGGTGGTATTGACGATGTTATTATTACTGATGAAGTTATAGATGAAGAGTTCTAAAACTTTGAAAATCGAATAATATTTCATATAATATAATATGAACAGATACCAACAATTATTCAAAGAGTTACAGAAAGAAAAGGTTACAGCTCCGTCAAACGTCGACGATCATATTATGGTGTTTGACGGACTGAACACCTTTATCCGAGCATTCGGTGCAACTCCATCCACAAACGAAGACGGAGATCACGTAGGTGGTATTACCGGATTTTTATTTTCTATAGGAAAAGCAATACGAGATTTTAAACCAAGCAGATGTGTTATTGTGTTTGATGGTCGAGGTGGATCTGCTAGAAGAAAAAAAATATACG